TACCGTGCCTGGTTTCGCGCATGCGCGCGATTGGGGAAATAGATAGTATAAACAGTGGGAATTTTAAATTAATTTTAAACATGCCAAGACAAGCTAGAGTAAAGTGCTGGTGTTTTACCTTGAATAACTATACCGAAGATGAATTTCTTACTCTACAGAGGACGCTTGAATTACAGAAGCCAACTTTTGCCATCATTGCAAAAGAAGTTGGAGATAATCAGACTCCTCATCTCCAGGGATATGTACATCTTACCAAACGTACTGTCTTTTCAGACGTTAAAAAGATTCTCGGCATTCGAGCTCATATTGAGCAGGCTAGAGGGAGCGATCAAGACAGTCTACTCTATTGCTCCAAACAAGATCCTAACCCGTTCATTATCGGAGCACCTGATCTCAAGAGCGGAGGAAGTGCTAAAAGAATTGCCCTTCATCGAGCTGCATCTGAGTGGATCGCTGGGGTCACGGGAGGTGAGTCGATATTTCACCAGTTCACAAAATCCCCAGACTCCGGAATGGCGTATCTCCGTCATTTCAAGGCTATTGAGAACATTGTCAAAGACAAAAGACGCATTCATTCTATGGACAAAATTAGAGAAGAATACACCAATGCGACCCTCCGAATCTATCAGGCTAGAATCGACAGAATGGTCAAGCTACCCCCAGACCCCCGAACCATCCACTGGTTCTACGACGAGCGTGGCAACACAGGCAAGTCTTGGATGACCAACTGGCTGATGCTCAATCATGGTGCAATTTGTTTTTCAAATGGAAAGAGTGCTGACATTGCTTATGCATATTCTGGGGAAAGGATTGTTGTGTTTGATTTCACTCGGAGTATGCAAGATGTGCTCAATTACCAAGTGATTGAAGAACTGAAAAATGGACGTATTTTTTCACCAAAATATGAATCGTGTTGCAAACTTTTCCCCAGACCCCATGTGATTTGCTTTGCCAATTGGCTGCCAGATTATGGAAAAATGAGTGCTGACAGATGGGACATACATGAAATACTGGACGAAGATTGTGAACAAGAAACAGACCAAGACCAAGTTGAATTAGAAAATTTTATTTTTGAAAAATAAATACAAACTTAATTTACAACGGCTCCTTGTCTTCTTTTACGGAATTTGAGAAAAAGTGTCCTTCTGTATCCTATTGCTCCTAACTCCTCTGGCCCTTTGAATGCCATATGAATAGCATTTACTGATCCTAATACACTCTTAGCTTGATCATACCCAGCAACGTCACCACAGTCAATCCACATATTCTTAGAATACCCCTTAAATGTACCATTTGGTGTAGCTAGTTGAACAGCAAATTTAGGCTTTAAACTAGTCCTATAAATCACTCCTGGCTTTAATATTCTGTGAGCATGATCTGGTACTCGGATTACATTATCCCAAGTCATATTCCCATCTGCAGAATCTGGATCATAGCTGTAAACTTGTCTCACAAAGGCAGCATTGGGTGTAGTCTCCACATCATCATCAGTCAACCAGTATTCAAACATTACTTTCACAACTTTCACTTGATCGAAAATGGTATAGTATCCCTCGAGTTGCCAATATTCTTCTGAGTATTGGGTGGCACTGGATTTCATTAGATCCCCAAGTGAGAATCTTATCTTTGTCGTAAATGGTCCAGTAGCCGGAATACTCCAAGACTGATCAATACCCCTAATAGCGGCAGACATACCGCTACGATATCCGTCTTCTCTTTGCTGAATAATATCGTGAAGTATTCGCCTTACGTTTTCGTCCATATCTTGTGATCTTACTCTGATAAACCATTTTCGAATACTGTCAGCTATAGCCCAGATCTGGGGGTTTATATACAGGCGCTCCCCGATCCCAGCGACCCGTAATTTAAAAAAAAAAACAACCCTAAAGGAAGTCCCCCCTGTGAAGATGATCCCACGACCTTAGCAATGACTGGTGGGGCGTCCCTAGCAGTGACTGGTGGGGTGTCCCTATAATCGCCAGTACAGCAAAAAATAATCATCAAAAAGTATAATCCCCAGTGAGCGAACTATGGCCTACTTACCTTATCTTATCTCTGATGACGTAGGCTCTTATCTCCTGTGCTCTGATTGGTCGGAAACCGAAGCTAAAGGCACGGGTAATACTA